TCTATCTGTAAATATACTTCGTTCTTCTTTTTGATAACAAGATTAGCCATAACCTGAAGAGAACCTTCGCCACTCAATTGCATTCTTTATTTGGTAGGTTCTATTAGAGATTTGCCTTAGTATCTCTTCCAGATACTTGAGCATGGTGTCGTAGTATTCAATCTTCAGTTTGACCTTACTCAGTTTTTCGTCTGAGTCTAGGTATAACTTGAGGTCATCCTTGTCTCTGACCTTATAGGGAAAGGGTTCTTGAGCATATATGTCTGCTGTTGCTTTCCCTGTGTAATACTTACGTCTATCTAATAGACTACTGGTATAGACTGCCTCATCACGCTTACGCATGAGCAGTATTGTATTATATAGGTTGTAATATCTGGCGTGTAACTGTGGTATCTTTAGACTCTCTGTATCTAATTCATCTTGATTCATCTTTGAATCTTTCTCCCACATCTCCTGTATAGTTTCGAGAGATAGGGGACTAGACTTTCTTTCCATTTACGTCAATCACATCAAAAATAGTATAGCGGAATACTGCTGAAGCAGTATAATATTGTTGCTGTTCCTGTGTTGTATCAAAAGGAACTGCACTCAAGGATACTGGAAAAACATCCTTGAACTTTATCTTGACACTGGGGTTGAAGTCACTATTGAGTATCATGAGAGTAGCGTCAGATCTCTCATTGAAAAAATCACCTGACTGAGGTTGCTCTGGTAGTAATCTGTCAGTATCTTTGAGTTCATTGAACTGAGATAATGACTCTGGAAAACCTAGAGATGTAATCCACTGGTATAATTGAAGATAATTTTCCATATCTTCATCAACCATGAATGTGATATTCAAATCACCATACTGCAACTTATCACCTGGTACTGGTATGTCCTTGAGATATGTTGACTGAGTTGCTGTCCCTAATGTGACTTGAGGTATGTTAGCAGTATTGCAATAGAAATCTACCTTAGGGCATCTGTTCAGCAAAAACTTAAAACCAACTACTGATAGAAAGTTTCTATTAGAAACCTCCTGATAGGTGCTAGGATGAACAGATTTTCTTGTTGGCATTATCGACGTAGCGTTTGTAGATATTCTAATACGTGCTCACGTATCCACATGAGTTCGTTATAACAACCTTGATTGTGTGCACAACCTCTCAGTTTAGAGTCGGGTGTATGGACAGACTCAATAAAAATATCGAGACCACGATTCCATTTTACATCTTGTGACTCTTGTACATCAATCGATCCTTGGTCTTTCATGGTTTAGTGGTACTATCATATTTATGATAGCATAAAAAAAGGACTGCCGAAGCAGTCCTTTATACAGTTTTACAACTGAATTACATTAGGTTTGTAACCTTTACTCTTCTGTAGTATCTGTTGCTGTTAGCAGTGATTCTACCAAGACCTTGTGTTGTACCTTCAGCAAATGGGTTGGAAACCATACCATATCTGGTCTTGAATCCAATTTTTGGCTGGAAGGTGTCTTGTCCAACTGCTCTTACCATTTGTAGAGGAACATATGGGCAATAGAATAAACCAGCGTCATAAGGAGAAGTACCTTTGTAACCCATAACGTAGTACTGGTTAGCATCAAGGTTAGCAGCGAATGGATCGATGTATACCTTGTAGCGTCCGTTGAGTGTACCAGCAAATGTGTTACCTGTGTCATCAACCTGTAGGTTGCTGTTTAGTGCAGGTGTGTAGTCTAACTGACCTGCTGCTGTAAGTGCGGAAGCAACGTCTGCGGAGCAAAGGATGATGTTCCCCTTACCACGACGAGTTCTTTGTGCTATAGCGTTTGCATCTCTTTCTAGCTGGAAGATCATACCTTTGAACTTCTCAACCATCCATCTTCCGTTTGAGTCAGTGTCTAGGTCAAACACACCGCCTGTTGCTGTGTTTGTTTGTGCACCAGCTTCAGCAGTCTTGTAGATAGTTCTAATGATCTCTCTATTGATCTCAGCAAGGATCTCAGTAGATAAGATATTAGCAAGTTCTGCTTCTGCATCTAGACCATGAATTGCCTTCAAGTCTTGTGCTAGTTCTAGACTGTACTCTGCCTTTAGAGCTCTTGACTTAGCAGTAACCGAGACCTTCTCGATACTGAATGCCATCTCTCTAAAGTCGTTAGAAGTTGTGTTGTCTCCTAACTTTTCAAGATCTTGTGTCTTGAAACCTTGTCCAGTGCTGTAGTCGTTATCAGAACCACCATTTAGAATGGATGGGTTTGTACCGCCTTGTGCAGTTGTACCGAAACCAACATCAGTTCCACCGTCAGTAGCTCCTGTGTAATCACCTTGATCAAGTGATGCAGCAGAGTTCTGAGCAGAGAATGCTGAATCTGGCTCGTTGAATAATGCTTCTGTTCCGTTCTGATTATCGAAGCGACTTCTCATCGCAAAGATAAGTCCAGTAGGTCCATTCATTGGTTGTACACCAGCAAGGTCATATGCCACCAAGTTAGGCATAGATCTTCTGATCAATGAAATTAGAACTGGGTCGAAACCAGCTACAGGTCCACCAACTGCAGCACTACCAGAGAAACCTGGGTTGCCTGTGCCTGATGGGTCTGTGTTTACTGTAGGAGGTGCTTCTGATAAGAATGCTCTCTCCTCTCTTAAAAATCTTTCTTGGTTTTCTAGAAGTTGAGCAGTAACCGCTTTTCTGTGGTTGTCGGTAATTTTATCAATTCCTTCAGCCTCAAGTAGTGGTTGCCACTTCTTCTGGAGTTGTCCAGAATTAAACATGGAATTTTCCTTTAGGTATGTGTTTGAATTTGACTATTGGAACTTAGTCAGTGCTTGAATGTAAGCATCCATCGCTGTGGTGTTCTCCACGACGGGAGCGTCTTCAGAGATGACTTCTTGGGATTCGACGACAGGCTTCTTAGCAAAGTAAGATTCCTTTAGAGCGTCTAGTTTTTCCCTGTATTGTTCTTCACTCTCAAACTCAACACCTTTTGCTAGGTCGGATAGCTTTTCTTTCTGTGAAAGTGCTAGTCCTTCGCTAACTTCATCAAGGATATTATCGGAGACAGATACTGATAAACGCTTGGTCAAAGCCATGTTACTATCAATCTGTTCGTTGAGTTTTGTCTCCATTTCATCTAATTTAGTGACCATTGCCTCTAGTACATCATATTTGTCTTCAGGGATTTCAACATAATGTTCTTCAAAAAGACCTTTGAGGCCAGTCAAGAAGGATTCAGAGAGTTCCCCTCTGATTCCCGACTCTACTTGGAGTGCATTTTCAGTAATCCACTCTTCTGCAACATAGTGCAAGTATGAGTCTACTCGTTCTTGAAGCGATGCTTTGTACTGTTCCAATTCTTTTTGGATGTAAGCATCATAGTCTGCTTCAAGCGATTCCTTTACGATTGCAATCTTGGACATAACTGCTGCCTCAAAGATTGTACGTGCTTTAGTTTGGAAGTCCTCGCTCAAATCTTCTCCTTCAAACAATGCTTTTACATCGTCTTCTAGATCGATTTCAATCTCTGGAACTTGTACTTCCTGTTCTGGTGCTTCTGCTACAACTTCATCAGTTGCTTCTGTTTCTTCATTAGCACCTCTTCCGTAACCAGATGATTTCAAACCATCTGCTTGGTTTCCTAGTGGACCGTCCATCTTGACCGTACCAGCAGTACCCTTTGTTTGTGCGTCACCTGCTTGTGCAAACTTTGCACTAGGTGTTTTCAACTTGTTAGAGTTGTCATCAGGCTTATTATTTGTTGGGGTAGGACCTCCTAAGTCCTCTACACCTGTTCCCCCTGCGTCGGGTACATAATTTGGAGTTGTTGGCATAGGTTCCGCAGGTTTAGATCCCTTGGTTACCTGGTTCTCCATCTCATGTAGTTCGCTGTTAGTTTTAGCGGTCATTTGCCAGTCCTTTTTTTCCTAAGAATTTATGTTATTATTTAGACATTTTATAGATTGCTCAAGAAATTTTGGAACAAAGCAAGCTTGTGCTCCTCTAGTTTCTTTGAATCTACCAAAGTATTTATACTCTTTGCTATATTTGATACATTTCTTTCACGCAAAACACTACCTTCCCAAACCCATTCCTTACCTTCCATCACGCCATCGACGAATGCGTCAGGTGCAGATGGATCAGCAACAATGTCTGCTGCGGTAGCAAGCATGAAGTCTTCGCCAACATAAGAAATACCTTCTTTGTTTACGATAGATCCCATACCCCTTGATGACACACCAAGTTTTACACCAGAATCTAAGAGAGATTCAGCGATCTTACCCATGGGTGTGCTCAAGATTTGTGCCTTACCCACAAAGTTATTACCTTCCTGTGTAAGAGAGCATATCTTATGTGATACACGATCAAGGTTTATCTGCGGTCCGTCTGGGTGTCCTAGTTCTCCTAGTGCACGTCCTTTAGATACGAACTGTTCATTGTATCTCTTTACCTCGTTCATCATAGTAGAGAGAGGATAGCAACGTTTGTTGCGGTTCACTATCTCTGCCTGTAAGAACGGACCTTGAATATAAAGAGTTTTCTTTCCGTCTTTCTCTTCAGTAAGAATATCTACTGATTCTATTTCTTCTGAAATTAGCTTCATGCTACTCCTACCTCGTGTAAACGTAATGTGCTTCCTGATGCTGTCTCAGGTGCTAGTCTGAATATCACTGACTTCGATAGAACTGCTGTTCCAGTGAAGTCTGCTAGTGCTGAAGTGTTTGCATCGACTGTAAGTGTTACCTTATAGTCGTTTGTTCTTTGAGGATCTGACTTAGCAGTTACCTCTACATGTGCGATTGTGCTATTGTATGCTCCAACTGCAGATCCAGAGAGAGTCACGTAGTCTCCTACCTGTATCTTTGTATCTGTATGATCAATAGTCAGAACTGCTCCATTCGCTTTGCTTATTGCAGATACTGGTGCATTTGCTGGATGTCCGTAACGATAAAGGAATGAACTTCCTTTTGCTACATGGAATGATCCAACACCTGCTTGGTTTGCTGTATTGCAAACTGCGATGTTACCTGCTGCTCTAGCATCTGAACAGACGACGTATAGTAACCCCGTTTTTACTGTCTGTGCTGATGTAACAGCAGACGTAGCATTAGCACTACCAAGTTCTCCAATATCTGATACTAATTTAAGTGGTTGGCACGTCATTTACTTCTGTTTCCTGTTCAGGTTCTTGTTCAGTTTCAGCGTTTGCTTCTGGTTCAATACCATCACCTACTTCTGGTAAGGGATCGCCTTCCTCAGGTTCGCCAAACAAAGTTTTAGCAACCTCAGGTGCAGCAGCATCCACAAACTCAGCAGATTTCGCAAACATCATTTGTTTCAAAGCATCAGATACTTCCGCAGGGGGAGCATCATTCGCAACCATATCAATAAATTCAGCAGAATCCATTAGTTATATTATAAAACGCTAGTTATATTTATAAAGTTATACGATTATCTTCTCGACCACACTGAGCGACATATTCTTTTGCTATATCCGTGAGTCTATGATATCTATCTCTGACCTCTTTAGTTGGAAAATTTTTTAGTGCATCCATTGTAGTATAAGTCAAGAGTCTAAAGAGAGGATCTTTGTCAATTTCAAAAGTTTTTTTGAAACTGTCTTTATCCATATCAAAATACTCAAACTCAATACCATGTTTTTTTAGTTCTCTTGGAACAGCCTCAAACTTAGTGAAGATTTCATCATCAAGATATTTCCAAAGTTTTTTTCTGTCTGTATCAAAAACAGAATTATCCCATTTTTCTTTCCAACTAGACTTACGATTATATACATC